CATAAACCTCTTCTTGCAGTTCAGAGATTTCTGTCATCTCTGCTCTTACAATTTCTGAATCAAAAAAACTCATGCTCCTCCTAAAACGATTTCTTTCAAAATTTTACGAAATTTAAGTACATCAATATTTATGAATCGTTCTTTAACCTTTGTTTTCTTTCTCTTGCCCGTTTTTTACGGGTTTCCCTATCTTTTTTATTTTCCCAATACCTATTCTTTTCTCTAGATCGTCTATCTAAAATTTGTTCCTCAGTCAAACCTTTTGCCCATCTTTTCTTTTCATAATCTGGATTTTTATCTCTCCACTTTTCTCTAGATTGTTCTTTTTGAACTCTCCTACGTTCTTTCATTTCTTCATCAGAAAATCTTTTAGAACAAATAAATCCAGTGGATGTTAATTTAGATTTATTGGCAAAATGTGGATTAATAGCAACATCATAATAATTATGGAGAATTATTTCATCTCTCATCGCATCCTTTCTTGTATCATAATGATCTTTGAGTATTATTTTATGAGTTGGTTTAAATGTTTTATCAGAAAATGAACCAAAGTAATTTACATCTTCTTCTGGTAAGCAATCACAACTTCTGCTGCCAAAATAACCCATACCCCATTCTTCATAAGAATAGTAGGTATAGTGATACTTCTTGTTAGTCATTTCTACTCTAAACTACCGCACAAGTATTTATAATAGAAAGGAGGCACCAAAGGCACCTCCCACCCGGAACGATTGCGGTAGTTCAGGTATAATTATTTAGTACGTTCATAAAATTATTTCTTTGAGAATCTTTTTAAATTTAAAAATATCTATTTGAAGGAATGGTGTGTATTTTTTAATTTTGAGAGAAACACACTCCCACACAGGATCTTTAAGTTTCTTATCAAAATCTTTACCGAACAGGAATATCTTATCGTAAATAACCATTGTCTCTAATGAAATTTTTCCACCCAAGAATCTTTTGAGAAGAATTGGATGTCCTTTTGAACATTTAAAAACTTCTTCAAGTTTATTTTCTTCAAAAAGATATTCAGATTCTTCTTTAAACAGATATGATAATGATTGAATTTTTTTCTGCCAGTTTTTATATCTCCCTTCACCTTCCTCAACTATTTCACCAATCCATAAAGTTTCTGGATCATTACAAGATACAAAGTTTGCAACAAAAAAATCTATAACTTCTTGATCTGTTTTTTGTCTTGAGAACTTTTCAAACCACATCCTATCTTTCCGTTTGTAGAAAGATTGTACTGTTGCTCTTGATTTACCACAATACTTATGATAGTCAAAACTATCTTTTGTAAAGTGATTTTTGAGTGCAAGATATTGACAATAGGCATCATATGGCATCATTCAAAAAAGGTAATATAAGGAATTTTTTGCCGGGATTTTTTACCCTCTAAAATGGATTAAAAAACCAATTTTGCACGAGAGGTCTTCTTAAGAAAGTTGAGTTCCGTTGCCTCACACTTAATTTTTTCTTTTAATGGTTTTGAAATAAGTTTAGGAACTGATTCTAAATCAATGCTATTCTTCTCACAAAAATGAACTATAGCATCAATGTAATTCATCTCAACATTAATTTGTACAAGATTTTCAATTTCTTGTGCGAATTTAGATGGGCAGAAGAACTTATCTTCTAGTGCTTTTTCTAATTCATTCTCCATCTGACCTAGTATTGTGATGTACAAATTCTTTAATGTAGCGAACTAATAACTTAATATAATCCCCTTTGTTTCTTTTGTCAAATATTTTTACTTCTCCAGTTGGTGTTACCATAATTGTGATTAATTTCTTAACTATTTTTCCAGTTAATTCATAATAAGCAGCAGCATAAAATGTTTCTTGAACAAAGTAGTTTTCCAACCACTCTTCTGGTTTAATCTTTTCGGAAGTCTTAAAGTCGATGACTGCAAGTTCTCCTTCATATTCTGCAATACAGTCCGTTCTTCCAGCAAGTCCAAAATACTCAGAGTAAAGTGTGCGTTCAATTGCATGAATATTATTTATCTTATCAAGACAAGGTTTTGCATGATAGAACATAAACTTTGATATGGGTTGATAGTTTTCCCATACAAGTTCTTTATTCTCCAAATAGTCTTGACAGACTTGGTGAAAATCAGTTCCTCTTGCTGTTGCTCTTTTTGTAATACGATTTGCTTCTTCAATCCCAACTTTCTTTCTCCACTTAACAAAAATCTCACGATTATAGAAAGAAGTTACAGAAGTAATTGAGGGAACCCACTTACCACTGGGAAGATTGTACAGACGAATACTCTCTGTAGTCTTACAATTTAACTCAAGGTCACCCAAGTAATTATGATGAATAAATGTCAAAGAGTAACCCCCAACTCATATTTTGCTGTTAGATATTCTTTAACCAAATAAGATCTTACAATATCTTCAATACCAAATTCAATAATATCAAACGATGGCATTACTCTTAAAATTTTCATAAAATCAATAATACCATTACGTTCATTAGTTTTTACCAAATCACTTTGCGTTGCATCACCACAGAACATAATTTTAGAATCTTCACCAACACGAGTGATGATAGAATCCAATTCGTGCCCATTTAGATTGGCAAATTCATCAACAATAATAATTGCCTTGTCCAGTGTAGTTCCACGAATAAAGGAGGTGCTCCAAAAACTAATTGTTCCTTGTGTTTTAAGATTACCATAAAGCATTTCAAAGTCTGCTTCTGATGGCAACTCAAACATATACTTTACCATATTCTTATAAGGAATTTGATAAAGAGAGGATTTGTCTTCGTGATCACCAGGAAGAAAACCAATTTCTCTAGTAGCAACAAGTGAACGAACAATATAAATTTTTTCATATGGAGTTCTTTCATCTAAAACATCTCTAAGAGCATTATAGAGAGTAATAAAGGTTTTACCTGTTCCAGCACAACCATATGCAACAAGATTTTGATTTTCCTTATAAGCATCAAAAAGTATTTCTTGATTCTTTGTAAGAGGTTCAATCACTCTCATTATGTCTTGATTAATTGGCTTCTTGCGCTTCGTTTGCTTATTACTCATACTAAAAGGTACTGGAGTTTTTGGCGTATTTCTTCTTGAGACCATGTTTAAGTTTTTTGTAAATGATTTGCAATTTTTAAAATATGTTTTGTGAATAAAGGTTTCATACTTTTTTTACTTTTGATCCAGGAGCACGCGAAGTTCTATCTAAAATTTCATTCCATCCAGGATGAGATTTTTTAAGTTTATCATAAACCTCACCCAGTTCTCCAGATGCAGGGCAAGTTGTTGGATCAGACCAATCACGATCCCAATCAGAGTTATCCTCTTTCCATTTCTCCCAATCATGAACACTTAGAACAATTTCCTTCTGTTCACCTGTAACTTTATTAATAATGGGGTACGTCGCCAAAATTTTCACTCCTAAATTATATGTTTGTAAGCGTTTGACTTTCCTTTGCGTATCTGACAAATTAAAGATGGTGCTATACAGAATATTTATTCAAGAGTGATAGAGGGAGCATCGTCGCATTCTATACAATCAATACACTCTTCAATATCTGGATTTCTTTCAAGATATTCATCAAGACTTTCTTTAGTAAGAAAGACTTTAAAAACATTTCCTGTCAAGTTATCCTTAAGGCACCAATTTTTCATATGGATTTTTTAAATAAATTTACTCTAACACATATTTCCAAATATGTCCAGAATGACTTTTTCTTTTATTTTGACAGACTAAGGACTCAAACGAGCACGATGCAATCTCTTTTCTTCATAATAATGGAAGATTTCTGGAATCCAAGTTTTTAAAACTGGAACCATACCTTCACAAAGTGCCTGGATTTCAACTTGAGCGTCTAGTTTAGCACGAAGATCAAGAAAGTGAAGTGCGGCACGAAGTGAGAAAGATACTACAAAGTTTTGACGAATGTTTTGTGGAAGATAATCACGAAGATGTTCTTCTGCCATTCCACGCTCTTCATAACCCTCTGTATATCGTTCAGATGCCGCTAGACAGAACTTTAACTGACGTTCGTAGTCGTTCTGTGTCCATTCGTATTTGTGCCCTTTACGGTCAAGATAGAGACCAGCAGGACGCACATAAAAAACTTCTTCTGGTTTTAGTTCTCCTTTAGCAACTTTAAGAACACGACGACCAGTATAACGTTGCGATTGGACATCGAATGATACACCAACACGATGAGTTCGTGCCTGGACCATTACATTATGGACAAATCCAACACAGTCCATAGCAATCGCAGGGTGTTCCAACGGACCCCAGTGGCCACGTTCATTTGCAAGTAATTGCTCAATAACCCATTTACCGCATTCCGCTTCGTTCGGTGGAAATTTAGTATGAATGGGTTCCTCGGAATAATCATTTTTTCCTGCTTGCCAAACCAGAGTTTGTGGAAGTTGTGTCTGCCGAAGCATTACAACTTTCATTTCTTTATCTAGTTCTAAAAGATCTTTTGCTTTAATAGGTTTCATAGTTTCTTAATCTGCATATCCATCATCATCGTCATAAAAAACTTCGTCGTAATCATTTATATGTGAAGCAATTTCTTCATATTTGTATGAAGACACATCAGAGTAAATCTCTGCCTTAAGGCAATCAACTAAAGACTCAAGATTTCTAACAACAAGTTTAAGTTTTTCTTTATCCATCTTTATCAACCTCAACAAAGGTAATTATACATAAAAAAAGAGAGGGAGTCAAGTCCCTCTCCAAATTATTTTGATGCTACCAGAGTAGCAAGAGATGCTTTACGGCGCATCTCTTCTTTTTGCTTTTGCTCCTTAATCAATTGCAGGACGATAAGTTTTAATTTTTCTTTATCCATAAGTTCATATCCTTTCAGGCAATTTTACCATAAAAAAAGGGGGAGATCAACTCCCCCAGTATATATTACAAACGACTCAATAACTCTCTACATACCCTTTTACAACTTTGTTGGTCTTCATCGCACTCGACTAAACAATCAAAGTAATCATTCATAAGTTCGTGTTGATCTGTAAATTCATTAATTGTTCTCTCCAAATTTGACCAAGCGGCTAATTGATTGTAAGAAATTAGATTGTGGGG